CATGGCCGCGTTGCATCCCGTGCTCACGGCGTCAGGCGCGTTGTCGCCGGACGGTCGCGAGGAGACCCGTCGCCTGCTCGGATTGGACGCGATGCCCGTCATGGAGGATGCGGACGGTCGGCTCGCCGCCACGCTGGCCGGCGTGGCCGACCGCATCGCCGTGAAGCGCGACCGGTTCCGCCGACAGTCGATCGATTATCTGACCGACCATCGGCGTTGACGCGGGCCGGACGGACGGCCACGCGCATCGACTCCGCCGGGATGGCATGGATTCCCACGCCATCCCGGCGAAAAAGGCAAACAACACAACAGCAAAGGAGTAATCATGACAGCATCCGACGTTCCATCATCCGGCGCGCGACCGGCGGCGGATGGCGTGCTCGACCTGCGCCCGCCAAAGGAAAGCCTGAAGGCGGAACTGTGCCGCCTCGGACTCGAATATTCCAGCACTGATGCGGCTGGCGTTGAATCATGGCGCGACTATCAGCGTGGCGTGCTCGCCACGTTCGACCAGACCGGCAAGACCGTGACGATCACGGATGTTAAGACGAATCTCGGCCGCACTTTGACGCTCGAAGAGCTTAAGGCCGTGACCCGAATCGACACGATGACCGCCGCAGACTAACCCCCTGCTTTTCACCCATTTTTCAGCCCCTGCAATCCATGCGGATTGTGGGGGTTTCGCATTAAAAAGGAGACTTATTTTGACTCAGATTCCAGCCGACGCGAACACCGTCATCGACCAGCTCGCACAACAGATCGGCACACTCAACAAGCAGATCGCAATCCTGTCCAGCCAACTCGCGGCGGCCATGAAACTGATCCCGCAGGATGTGCTCGACAGTCTCGGCAAGGAGGACACGAATGCAGAGGATTAATCTTTTCCCCAATCCTGTTTTTGCCGGACCGCTTACCGGCATCTCCCATTGGGGTGGCGCGAATGGGACGGTCCGTGATAATGCGTTGCACGTCACGGGAGCCAATGGCGGATATGGCCTCAACGTTGCGGTTCCATTCAACGTTCCGCTCGTCTTGTCGATGAGAGTGAACGCCAGCGAAGATAACGTCGCGGGCATGATGATCATTCAGACAACTGATAAGCCCGGAATTAATAATATGTTGGGTTCCCAAAGATTCAAACGGGGGATATCGGATGTCTTGCACAGATTCACGGTCCCCTCCCACGGGTTTCGATTCGAGGTAAATCCAAACGGAATCCGTGACTTGGCGGTATCGAATGTGCTCATCGAACGCGCCGACACGTATGACATTGCCGTTGGGGGGGGGGCTTCCGGGCTTCTTCACGGGAGACACCATGCCGCTCGCATAGGAGCGTCCGTCGGGCGGGTGATGCCCGATGATGGTCACGAACCTATGCACGTGCCCATCCTCGACCATCACCCTGAAAGCCGACAAGTGGGTGGATATCACGACCATCCCGAACAAGCCAGGGACGAAATATTGGGTCAGAGCCTACGTGAACGTCACCGGCGGCACTAGCTCGATGAGAGCGTATGGCGACATCATGGCAAGCCAGCATGTCAGCTACGCGTTGACCGCCACCGTTGCCGGTCCGATGTCAATGTATTATTCCGTCAGGTCCGGCAATCCGACCGTCACCGTGACGCATATTCTCATCTGCACGGATGCCGAGTATCAGGCGAACAAGACCCTGCTCGACGGCATCGGATATTTCACCGGGAATACGATGCCGCTCGCCTGACCCTCTTGGGGGTGGCGGCATGAGCTACATCACCAACCTATACCCCGACCCCTCATGCTACAAGCAGTTAAACACGTGGTCCAGCGGCAGTGGCGTGAATGTCGAGCACATCGACGGGCACTTCCGCTACACGAATACCGGCAACAATAGCTGGTCGATAATCGACTGGAATAGCTGGCGTGAATTGATGAGACTGGGCCGTGTCGTGGTCATCGCCTACACGGCCACCAGCGGGCTGAGCGTGGCAGTGGAGAGCGGCATGACACTCGTCTCCGGCACGACCCCATCGGGTGCCGCATGGACGGCGGCGAAGATCAACAGGGACGACAACCGCAGCATCTACTGCCATGGCAGTGGCAGTTTGACGTTGGAGGCCATGGCCGTGTACGAGGGCGACGATTGGCCGACCGTCCAACAACTCCTCCCCCGGTTCCCCTTGTTCACCGGCAGTTCGATGCCACTCAACTAACCCACTCGACTGACCCAAGGAGGAGGCGTATGCCTACATGACCCTGACCGTATGGCTCACTTTCGCGGGCACGATCCTCGGCAGCGGGGCGACCGGCACCCTGACCGCGTGGATGCTCAAACGCTTCGACCGGACGTCCGTGTTGGAGCAGGCCGTGCGAGAGCTCCTGTTGTGCCGGCTCGAGGACCTGCGCGCCGAAATGGTCGCCCGCGACGGCATAGCCGACGAGGACCTCAAAGGCCGCAGCCAACGCCTCTACGACGTGTACCACGAGCTCGGCGGCAACGGGCACGGCACCGCGTTGAACGACGACATCCAGAGCGCGCCGATAGCGCCCCGACAATCCCGGCCCACGACCGTGGGCCACAAACAAACAAACAAACATCCCACAGAAAGGGGAAACATTGGTTAAAAACAAGGACAAGCCGAAACCGCGGTGGAAGCGGCTGATCGCCAAGGGTATGGCGCTGATCGCCGCCATGTGCATGATGACGCTCCCCGCGACCGCCCACGCGGACATGCAGGGCGTGGACATGTCCAACTGGCAGTGCGGCGCTGACGTGTACAACATGCAGGCCGACTTCATCGTGGTCGGCACCACGTGGGGCACGGGACAGGTGTACAACAACTGCCTCGTGTCCGGCGTCAACACGGATGCGAACCGTATGATCGCCCAGGCGCAGGCATCCGGCAAGAAATTCGGCCTCTACCATTACGCCATGGGCGGTTCGCCCGAGGGCGAGGCCCAATTCTTCTACCGCAACACCAGCAACTATTGGCGTCACGGCATCGTGGTGCTCGACTGGGAGATGGACGATAATCCGGCGTGGGGCAACTGGAGCTGGGTACGCCGCTTCATGGCGGAATGCGAACGGCTCTCGGGCGGCGTCAAACCGCTGCTCTACACCGGCCCCGTGGCCGGCACCATCCCGCAGGACATCCGCGACCGATACGGTTTGTGGATCGCACAATACGCGAACATGAGCCCGACCGGCTATCAGGCCAACCCGTGGATGATAGGCGCGTACGGCGAGGCCATGCGACAGTACAGCGGCACCGGTGTCGTCAACACGTGGAGTCCCATCGACCTCAACCTGTTCCGCGGCGAGGCATGGCAGTGGGATCTGTACGCCAACCCGACCGGCGGCTCCACGCCACCGGCCACACCGGCCGCGCCCGTGCAGCCGAGCAACCCCCAGCCCACTCCCAGCACTGGAGGCATCAGCCACACCATGCGGTGGGGCGAGACCATCTGGGGACTCGCCGTCGCCTACAACGCATGGCCCCTGTCCGCATGGCACACGCCAAGCGGTGACATCAACCGCTACTACGTGGGCGATGTCGTCACCTACGGCGGCGGCACCGCCCCCGCATCGTCCACCGGGGTATCCAAGGTCCTCCAATGGGGCGACACCGTGTGGGAGTTCGCCACGTCCCACGGCTACAGCGTCAGCCGCTGCACCGTCCCCTCCGGCAACATCAACGTCTACTATGTGGGCGACGTGGTGACCTGCCGCTGAGACTCAACAGATGCCGCCACCCGCTTGACCGGGTGACGGCATCACCCCATCATCATCCCTTATTGATCGGAGCAAACATGACCGACAGCAAAAACACGACCGACACCGGCGAAACGCTTCCCGGCGTCGATGTGAGCGACTGGCCCGAAGCCGTCAACGTCACCCATGACGTGCCCGACTGGCTCATCCCCAGCCGCGTCTACGACATCCTCAAATGGCTCGGCCTCATCGTCCTGCCCGCACTCGCCCTGTTCGTCAACACGGTCGGCCCCGCATGGGGCTGGCCCCACGTGGACGCCATCGTGACCACGCTCAACGCGCTCGGCATCCTCGCCGGCGCGCTCATCGGCGTCAGCGCCATCAAACAACGCCTCGACCTCGCCGCATGACCATCACGCACGGTTCGGCCCCGCCCGGCATCGCAGGTTGACTCTCTTCGAGTCGCCTGCGATGCCGGGCGGGGCCGATTTTCTAATTCCCTAGCAGATCGGGCCGGACAAGTCGCGTTCGCCAGAGAGTCGGAAGACAAAGCTGATTGCCGTCATTATCATTCTTATCGCCCCCGAAATCGGTTATGATAAGTCACCGATTTATAACACATAATCGGATATGTGTTATAAAACACGTCCGTATGTAACGCCTACAGCTGTTCGTCATCGATGTACAGGATTCGTGCGCCGGAGAGCTCCCGTGCGCGTTGGGCGATGGCACGGCGCCACGCGGCGGGCATATCGCCGGTCGATTCCGGCTCGGTTCTCGGCACGATGACGGCGGCCTCCTCCCCGGCTTCGGCGGTGACGGCGGCCGTGTGCCGCACTTCCGCGTCGAAGCGGCGTTTGAGCCCGCGCAGGTCGGTTTCGAGATTGTCCGGCAAATACCGGTCACGCTCCCAGCGCTTCACGCTGAACTCGGCGACGCCCCACCGGGCGGACAGCCATTTCGCGGTCAGGCCCATGCTCTCGCGCAGGCATTTCATCTCGGCGCTCGTCATCGTCATGATGCATCCTCCACTTTCTGTTTTTCCAATGATTCTGCCACGGCGACGCTGGCGGTGTTCTCCACAGCGAGCCTGTTCATGTCGTACCTGTCAAGCATCTCACGGGTACTCCAGCCACCCGAGGCCATGATCTCCCTGTCGGGGACCTTGCGGCGTCGTGCTTCCGTGGCGAATGAGCGGCGCAGCGAGTGCGGCGTGATTCTCCGCGCCGTCCCCACCTTTTCGCCCAAGTCGGCTATGACCTTATTGAGCTGCTGGTAGGTGACGCGCTTGCCCCTCCAGACAAGCAGCGGCCCTTTCCGACGTTCGCCTATCGCGCGTTCCACGGCATTGGCGGCGCGTTCGGACAAGCCGACCTCCTGCATCCAATCGAACTTCCTGTTGACATGCACCACCGGCGTGTCGCCCACACGGTAGTAGTCGGATACGCCCAGCTTCAACGGTTCGCTTGCCCTCAACCCGTTGAGCAATAGCAGACAACAGGCCGCGCCCACGAAAGCCCTGCGGTCGGCCTCAGCCAGGTCAAGAAACGGTGCGGCTTGCTCCTGCGGCAGCCATGAACCGTCGCTCCAACGGCGCAGCTTGGGACGTTTCACATGTTCTGCCGGATTGCGTTCGATATACTGCTCCTGCCACAGGTACTCGTAAAAGCAGCATATCGGCACAAGCTCGCTCGCCACGGTGGCCGGCTGTTTGCCCAACCGCTCTATCCTCCACACCCTGTAGGCATCGATATGGAAACGACGGATTTGCAGCACGTTCAACCTGTTGTCGGAACACCATTTCAGCCACAAGCCCAGCACCCGCTTATACGCGGGTCGGCTTTTCGCCGGAACGCTCGCCAAGTATTCGGCTATCAGCCGTGTCACTGGTGTGTCCATACGCTCACCGCCTCCTTGATGACCAACGGCCCGTCTTCCGGGCCTCTCACGAACGGAGCGACCCATTGCCGTCTGCGTTTGGAATGCGCAGGCCCGTACGCTTGGTTGCGCCAGAACCCACGGACGAAATACCGGTACTCGCATCGTCTTCTCGAACGCGGTGCCCATTCCGAAGATTGGCTTCTGGGCCCCGGACGCAGTACTATCATCTTCACTTTCGCGGACTGGCGTTCCATGCTCACGGGGCGGGGGCCGTCCCGTTCCGTCCGCCAAACGCACGGTTTGACCGCGCTGACTCGCGGCTCGCGCATCAACGCCATAGTCACGTCAAGCACCACGCCCAACGCGGTGGGCACCACCTCCACGTCCATCGGACAAATGGGGAGGCGCTTGTCGAGAACCGTGCGCCGCACCGTATCCGGGTCCGACGTGTACAGGCGCAAACCTATCCGCTCAGCTGTTGCCTCCCATGCGACGGCGTTGACCAGCATCGTGCCAAGGTTCGTGATGCATGAAACACCGTCCTCGTACACGACGAAACCGTTGGTCGTGGGATATTCGGGGGTTTCCGGCAGTTCGCCCGACCTGAACTGGGCTTCCACGACTTTGCACATGTCGCTGTTGACCCACCACAGGCTCGCCGCCTCCAAACCATCCAACTCGCCGTACATGGAATCGACCAGTTCGTCCACCGGCAGCAATCCGCCCGTCTTGGCCAAGGCGGCGCGTTGCCGGCCATCCTCTACCAGATGGTCACGGATGACCGGCAGCCAGGATGGGGTGAGCCGCAGTTTCTTCCGCCGGCTCATCGCGCTAGTCCAGTTCGGTGGCGAACAGCGAGGTGTTCGGGCTGGGGTTGTCCGCGTAATCGCCTTCGCCGTTGATCATGTCGTTGGCGTAGTCGATGAGGTAATCGATGTCCTCGACCTCGTAGACCGGCTCGGATGCGCTGAGGTCATGCTTTTCGAGCAGTGCCGCGTAGGGGCCGTCCTCGGGCCACACATCCGAATCGTCGTTGAGGTTCTTCAAATCGCCGACGTTCCAGAAATCGAGGCTCCAGTCGGGCGACCAGTTGTCGCCGTCCCAGTTCTGCAGCTTGAGGTCTACGGTGCGCTTGTGATCGGTGAATACGGTCATGATGACTCCTTAAAAAACGTGAAAAAGGTGTGCTTTCGCAGGCCCGGCCATAAGACCGGGCATACTGCCGATAAAAAGAATGTTTCAATCCACGCCCTTGGCGGGCGACATACGGCTATTGATGCCGATGGAACCAGTATAGGCCCGTATCAGAGCTCCTTGCGGGCGTATTCGCAGATCTCGTCGAGCGTGTCATAGTCTTCCTCGCCGTCGATATGCCAGCAGAGGTCTTCCTCCACCGCTTCCTTGTCACCGTTCTCGTAGCGGTACCAGAGGGTGCCTAAGAGGAAGCTGTCGTCGGTGGGGTCGAAGCCGAGGGCGAGGAACTGCTTGCCGTCGCGATTGCTGACCTCGATTGTGTCGTCGGGGCAGATTCCGTCGACCACCTCGGTGTCGATGGCGCTGCCGGTGTTGCTGTAGATGTAGCTGCTGATCTGGTAGATGTTCATTTTCGGAGCCTTTCTGCTCTTTCCGGGCTTGCCTTGCGCTTCCCGTTGACAGTTATTAGTGTAGCACAATCGGTTACAAAAAGTAACCGGCGTGTCGGAAATGCTAGACTGGACCCGTCCACCTTGCTGACACTCGGGGGACAATGCAAAAGCCCCGCAACCATCCGGCGCGGGGCTCAATTTTTGCCCACATTTTGCCCACATTATTCTGGGAAACCGAGGGAATACGAGGGAATCGACGAGAATAGAAAAAGCCGCTAAGCCCTACTCCCGCAAGGCAAAGCGGCTATTTTTCACCGGTCGTAAAATCAAGGTGCATAAACTCGGGGACTTTGTACCATTTGACGGGGTAGCCGGCACCGTGGGCGCAGAAGACCGAGTCGGGGGTGTTGTCCAGATCGGCTTCGGGATCGTAGGCGGCGGCTGCGATGACCTGTTCGGCGTCATGGCATGGCTTGTAGCCGCCGAAGGTGGCGGAGAAACGGCCATGGCCGTGCGTGTACTGGTTCACGTCCATCGCATAGTCGCGCATTTCGGACACCGGCGCCTCGCCTTCGATCACGGCGTATTCGTCATCGGTGACCGGGGATTCGAAGCTGCCGGCCATGCGCTGGATGTCGCTCATAGCACGGCCGATCATGTCTGCGGGCACTTCGAGCCGGAATCGGTACCACGGTTCCAGCAGTCGGCAGTTGCCCTCCCCTGTGGTGTCCGGCCGGCTCTCGACCGGCGTCTCGGGCCGGCCACTGACTCCAGCTCTGGCTTCCATGAGCCCCTGACGAATTGCACGATAGGTGGCTTGGCGG